GTCACACCAACCTATTCGTAGCAAATACAAGGCTGCGAACTACAGTTGCGTCTACGGTGTGGGTGCAGCTAAACTTGCCAGAGAGATTGGTGTGACCCCTAAAGAGGCTACAGCAATCATCAAGGCTTACTGGGAGCGGAACCATTCTGTGGTTAAAGCAACAGAGAGTTTCAAGGTAAAACTTGTGGGCAACTCTATGTGGCTACAGAACCCTGTCTCTAAGTTCTGGCATAACCTACGGTCTGAGAAGGATCGTTTCTCTACTGCTAACCAGTCTACAGGTGTCTACTGCTTTGATACTTGGTTGTCGTTCTGTCGCAAGGCTGGCATTAAGATTGCCATGCAGTTTCACGACGAGGTTGGCTTCTATGTGAAGCAACAAGTGACTGAGTATATCGCAGACATTCTTAAAGGGTCTATCAAGAAGACCAACGACAAACTTAAGCTGAATGTCCTGCTAGACGTAGATGTGCAGATCGGAAAAAATTATGCCGAAACGCACTAAATAATGTGGTTATACGGTTGACAAGAACCAACTGTACAACTATATGCAAAGACCGACCGAATCAGTTCTCCTGACAAAATGAGGAAAAGATGGCTACTAGCTATAAGGAAGTGACTACGACTGGCCCGATTGAGTGGGCTAAGGTGTTCGAGAACAACCGTGAAATGGTTGGATATGAAGGTGTCTATGAACCTTGTGATGGGGCATACACTGTCACTCAAGTTCTCGACAAGTCAGAGTTTGACAAACTCAAGAAAGCAGGTTCGCAGAAGAAGCCTATCCAAAAACGTCTTCTGGAAGGTGATGGCAAGATTGCTGTGAAGTTTGAGCGTAAGCACCTTGTCCAGAAAAGCGATGGTACGCCCATCCTGAAAGCTGGTGGTCCCCCGAAAGTGGTCAACAACGAAGGTAAGCCTTGGGACGTTGAAGTTGACGGTCTGATTGGCAATGGTACGGTAGCAGAGATTACCAACCTCATTACGACTTTCAAAGGTCAGGATGGTAAGCCTATCAGCCGCACCTCTCTCACCAAGGTCAAGATCGTTGAGTTCCTGCCCTATACCCGTCCTAATCAAGAGGAAGCAGCATAATGCGGTTCACGTTTGGAATGTATGACTTTGACGAAGGTGGCGACCACCGCGCTGTTAATGTCGAAGGTCGAGCGGAGACGGTGCCAGAGGTACTAGAACTGTTCCTGTCCTTTATGCAAGGCTCTGGATACAAGTATGTGAACCAGATGGTAGCTGTCTATGACAACGGCAAAGAAGTGGGTACAACACTTTGACAAAGATCAATGCCCGACTGATTGGACTTACTCAACCAACAATCGAGGCTCGTATCCCTAATTCGGAAGGCATCCTAGCATACTGCGCTAGGGTGTCTAACCCCTCTAACCAAGACAACTTCGACACAGCAGAGAAACTCCTGAACTACTGTGTCAAGAACAAACATTGGTCAGTCTTTGAAATGGTCAATGCTGTGGTCGAGGTAGAGGCTCCAAGGGATATTACCCGACAGTTGTTGCGTCATCGCTCGTTCAGCTTCCAAGAGTTTAGTCAACGCTACTCTGATGAGATTGAGTTTACTGAGCGTGAGTTCCGTAGCCAAGACACTAAGAACCGTCAGAACAGTGTTGATGATCTTAGCCATGAAAGTAAAGAACAGTTCAAAGAAATAGCCGAAACTGTTGCTTATCTTTCTGGTAATGACTATAAGTTTATGCTTCAGCGTGGTGTGGCAAAAGAGTGTGCTAGGGTTATCCTTCCCGAAGGTCTGACTATGAGCCGCTTGTATGTCAATGGCACACTGCGTAGTTGGTTGCACTACCTTGATGTTCGTGATGATCCCGGTGTGACCCAGTGGGAACATGTTGTGATGGCCCGTAAGATCAAAGATGTGCTGGTCCCAGCATTCCCCACAGTCTTCAACCTGACAGGTAAAGGATGACAAAACATATCCTGATTGATGCTGACCCTTTTGCTTACAGGGCTGCTTTATCTAAAGACAACGACACTATTGGCGGGGTTCTTGAAAAGATTGATGAACTGTTCAAGGATAGTGTCGAAGCAGTCAAAGAGAGGTTTGGGGATGACCTAACATACAAAGCCTTCTTGACAGGCCCAAACAACTTCCGCAAGGAAATCTCTAAGAGTTACAAGGGTAATAGGAAAGCTGAGAAACCTACACTGTTGAGCCTTGCCAGAGAGTATATCCTCAACAACTATATCTCTGAACTTTCAGACGGTGAAGAGGCTGACGATATAATCGCTATACAGGCTACGAAGTTGTATCCTAATGCAGTGATTGTGTCTATCGACAAAGACTTCCGACAAGTCCCTTGTAAGCTGTACAACCCAACAAAACGAGAGTGGTCAGATATTGAACAGTGGGAAGGTTTGTTGTTCTTCTATCAACAACTGCTGATGGGAGACACGGCTGATAACATTGTTGGTGTTTGGCGAGTTGGTAAGGTTAAGTCTGAGAAAATCCTTGAGGGCGCTACCACAGAAGAAGAAATGTGGAAACGCTGTCTTGAGGCTTATGAAGGCGACTATGACCGTGCAGTAATGAATGGGAGACTGTTGTGGCTAAGGCGGGAAGAAGGACAAATGTGGGAACCTCCGAATGAACTACAAACTTAACTTTCACAGAGTGGAGGCTTGGTTTCTTAACGAAGTCACTCGGTACTTGAATGTTGAACTGTATGTTGATGGGGATCATGTTGACTCTGCCGTACTTGAGAAAGACGACATTTTATGGCTACTAAACCAAGAAGAACAACCCCCAAGTCTAGGGGATACCGATCTGGCTTTGAAGGTCGAATAGCCAAGCAGTTAGAACAACAGGGTGTGAAGGTCGAGTATGAGACAACGAAGATCAAGTACGTTATCCCAGAAAGCCTTCACACCTACACAGTCGATTTCGTGCTTCCTAACGGGATCATGGTAGAGACTAAAGGTAGGTTTGTGGCAGAGGACAGAAAGAAACATCTTCTGATCCAGAAGCAGCGCCCTGAACTGGACATACGGTTTGTGTTCCAAAACTCTAAAGTCAAGATCAACAAAGGCTCCAAGACAAGCTATGCTGATTGGTGCAACAAGAATGGCTTCACATTCGCAGATAAAGAGGTGCCTGAACAATGGCTAGATTTAAGTCCCATAGGCAAGGTGTAGATTCTTACTCCGGTTCTCTTCCAGTCTGCCTCAGCAGTAGTCTAGAAGACTGTATAAGAAAAACGGATGAATATCTTGGACCTCTTCAAGACTACTTTATTGTCAAAGAAGAGGTTATCTACACAAAAGGAGAGGTCAAATAATGGTTCAAATTGTAAATGTCCTTCGTGGCCCAATTCACTCCTCTGAAATCCCTGATTGGGATATTGATGATGATGGGTTTGGGTTGCCATATGGAGAAGGCTACGTTCTGACCGCGACTGTTCGGAATGATCGTGGCGTACTGTACGAAGAAGACCTGATCTATGAAGACTTCGACGATGCTATGGAGATTGTAGACCACTTCTGCGATCAGATCGTCCCTTACAAATGGATGGATACGTTTTGACAAAGACAGTGATCGTATGGACATGCGCCCATGCACATCCAGATGTAAGCAATGAACGCTTCACTTGGTTGGGTGACTTGATCGAAGACGTAAAGCCTGACTACTGTGTTGACCTTGGTGATGGTGCTGACATGCAGTCCCTTAACACCTACGACACACGCTACCCACAGGCTATTGTCTCACAGTCCTATCAGAAGGATGTCGAGGCTTACAATGAGGCTCAGGACCGTATCTGGGGTCGCTACAAGGTCAGTAAGAAGAAGCGCCCTTATCGGATTGGTTTTGAGGGTAACCACGAAAACAGGATCAAGAAGGCTATCAACCATGATCCACGACTAGAGGGTAGTAAATATGGAATCTCATTTTCCCACCTTCAAACAGACTACTGGTTCGATGAGTATCATGGATACAGAAACTCAGGCCCTTCACTTGCTGAGTATGACGGTGTTCTATATGGTCACTACGTCAGCAGTGGTAACTTTGGTTCAGCTATGTCTACTAAGCATCATGGCTACAGCCTTGTCGAAAAGCTGGCTCATAGTTGCACTGTTGGTCATAGCCACAAGTTCCATTATTATCGGAAGGCGGATGCTCGTCCTACTCCGCTTAATGGCCTTGTTGCAGGATGCTTCAAAGGGTCTGAGGAAAAGTGGGCAGGACAAGCCAATGCAGAGTGGTCCAAAGGAGTAGTGATTAAACGCTATGTCGAGAATGGTGACTACGATCTGCAATGGGTTTCTCTAAAGGCTTTGGAGAAAGAGTATGGTCAACGAAACTAAAATCTTAGGGTACAGGGTTTATGTGGTAGATAAAGACTATCTGTACTACGAAACAGAAGAAACGGCTATATCGGCTGCTAAGATGTTTGCCACAGAAAGTCGAAAGACTAAAGCTACAGTAATCATGGAAGTAGAGGTTTGGAACAGTGGGCAAACGTGATAACGACAAGTTCGAGAGGAAGGGCCGTGACTTTTATGCAACAATCGACCCTGCTGCTGTAAATGCTCTGGTCGAACATCTGCCACTACCCACAACCTTCATCGAACCTTGTGCTGGTGCTGGTGATCTAGTCAACGAACTGTGCAGGCATCATGGTGTAGTTTGTCGGGCGGCATTGGACATTGAACCACAAGCAAAGACTGTGGAACAACTAAACTGTCTTTCTATCAAATGGGTTCACAAAGATGTAACCCACTTCATCACTAACCCACCCTTTACATGGGACATGCTAAAGCCTATTCTAGACCACCTACCTGCCCTAGCACCTACTTGGTTGTTGTTGCCTGCGGACTATATGCACAATGTACGAGTAGGCCCCTACATGGCTAAGTGCGCTAAGGTGGTCAGTGTAGGACGGATGTACTGGGAAAACAACAAGAAGAAGGGTGTAGACAACTATGCGTGGTATCTCTTCACCAACAACGAGACTGAGACAACATTCTATGGAAGAAAACCGTGAGTAAAGAACAAATCTTGAAACTCATCGAAGATCGTGGGTTTGTGACTATCCTAAAGGACCATGACCTTACTTTGTGGAAGGTACTTGAAATCCTAGACGATCTTGGTTACATCTTCTTAGAGAGGTATGAGGACGAATACTGATGGCTAAATGGTCTGTATATGATGAAGAGGAAGACATGATTAACGAAACGGATATTGACGCCTTTGCTCGAACCAGCGATTTCAACTGGTTTCAGAGTGAGTGTCAGAAAACTGCGATCTACCCTAAGCAACAAGGTCTAGCCTATACTGCTTTGGGCCTAGCCTCTGAGGCAGGGGAATACGCAGGCAAGATCAAGAAGGGTATCCGTGATGGTTCCTTTGATGATATTGGTGCGGCTGCTGAACTTGGTGATGTGTTGTGGTACGTTGCCACGTCTGCACATGAACTGGGGTACACGATGGACGAGATTGTTCATGGTGTTGTCAACAAACTCCGTGACCGCCAGAAACGAGACGTAATCAAAGGAAGTGGGGATAACCGCTAATGAATAACTACCTGCCAACCGACTACCAGTCCTTCATTCACACATCACGCTATGCTCGTTGGTTGGATAAAGAGAACCGCCGTGAGAACTGGGGTGAGACTGTCTCTCGCTATATGACCAATGTGGTTGTCCCTAAGAGCCGTGACGAGGTTATCCTTGATGATCTGGAAGAGGCTATCCTCAACCTTGAAATCATGCCTTCTATGCGGGCTGTAATGACGGCTGGCCCTGCCTTGGAGCGTGACAATACGGCTGGCTACAACTGTTCCTACATGCCTGTTGATGATCCTAAGTCCTTTGATGAGGCTATGTTCATCCTTCTGTGTGGCACTGGTGTTGGCTTCTCTGTGGAGCGTCAATACATCAGCAAGCTGCCAGAGGTTCCTGAGCAACTGTTTGCTTCTGAGGATGTGATCGTTGTCCACGACAGCAAAGAGGGTTGGGCTAAGTCTCTGCGTAAGCTGATTGCTATGCTCTATGCAGGGGAAATTCCTAAGTGGGATGTGTCTAAGGTTCGTCCTGCTGGTGCTAAACTCAAGACCTTTGGTGGTCGTGCATCTGGCCCTGCCCCTCTGGTGGAATTGTTCCAGTACACGATTGAGAAGTTCAAG